CACCTGTGTGGCTGCTGTCGGAGACAGAGAACACGTTGGTACCGTTCAGGTCGAAGTAAAGCACGTTGGAGATGTGCCGGAACTTCAGCACATCGTTGACGACGGGAATAGACCCGTTCGTGGAAAGCAGGGTGTACGTACCAGCGACCTTTTTGGCGATCTCGATGTAACCGGCAGAGAATGTCACTCGCTCAGGGCCAGCGGAGCAAAGGTAGTAGTTGTTCGGGGCGGTGGTGTTGTCGAGGTACGTCCAAAGGAGCGTCTTCCATTTGGCCGCACTGTCGCACTCCACCATCGTCACCTGAACATATTCAATGTCCGCAGTGACGGTCTTGCTTCCAGCCGCCCACTCCTTCATGCCAGTCGTGCCGTTGTTCCGAGCGGAGTTCGTCCCGATCTTCGCAAGAGTGTCCGGGTCGTACCAGACGTTCCAGACGAACGCCGTCTCGCCCGTGTCGGGAGTGGATGTCCGCTCGTCAATGGCGTCACCGTCTGAGCCGGTGAAGAGGTCACCGTAGATTGTGGGCGGTGGAGCCGTGGATGTAGTCGTAGTTGTCGTAGTCGTAGTGGTGGTCGTCGTGGGAGCGGCGGTTGTTGTCGTAGTGGTCGTAGTCGTCGTAGTCGTAGTCGTCGTAGTCGTCGTAGTCGTCGTGGTGGTAGTCGTCGTGGTAGTCGTCGTGGTTGTGGTGGTCATCTCGGGGCCCGCACCCGTCGCAATGAAGCGATAGGCCGTGCCTCCAACGGTGTTCTCCCAAATGTGGACGATCACCTGATCGCCAGCTTCGAGACAGGCGTCGAGGTTGTATTCCTGCGCCGTCACTGTAAAGCCGGAGGGGACATCGATGAACTCTTCGTCGTCGGGGCTCCAGAAAATCTGACGAAGCGAATACGTCCCGGCCCCAACATTAGTCACAATCCGCGTCGGGTAATTCAGGCCCACGCGACGAAACGAGGGCTCTAAGTGGGGATCCGATACCCGGTTCTTCACCAAAAGAGTGTCAGCCCGAGCAAGCATCTCCTGCATGATGTGCGTGATCTTGTCGAGGGGATACTCGGTCGAGCCGTCCTGAAGGAAGGACACGAGGTCTTGGTAGTCAACCTCCTGATCCTTGCGGGTCTCACGGACGATGGCGATCACGTAGTCCACGGCCACGGCGGCAGCCAAAGTGATCGTCCGGGCCGCCACATCAATCGTGTAGTCCACGTTGCGGATGAGTTCCACGCTCTCGTCCGTCGTCCCGGCAATCTCGTGCTCTTCGTCGTGCGGAGCCTCGACGTAAACGTGAATGTTGTCGCCGCCATCGCTGGCGTCGGTGTCAACATCAATGAGTTCATAGGGAAACTCCCAAGTCAGCGTGGTTCCGTCGCTGGTGTGAACAACTCGCGGGGTTTCCTCGGGGACAGTCATCAGTTCAGCGGGTACGGGGTCTGGAAGCAGTAAGTTTCATCGCCGTCCTCATTCTCGTGGACAAAGATGTTCGTGTAAAGCGGGATGTCGTCAGTCCATGAGGAACTGTCGCCGACAACAAGCTCGGAGGCGGTGCCGGTGATGCCGCCCGACTTCGTCGTCCATGAGCCGGTAGCGGCCACGGGCTCGACCTCCTCGAAGGTAAACGTGCGGAGAGTGAGGCTGACGGCCGCCGTGATCCGAGCAGGGAACACCGTGGTAAACCCGCCCGCAGGGAAGTCAACCGCAGCCCCGGAATACGTGGTCTTCAGGATAATGCCACGACGCATCAACTCATCAAGCTGTTGAAGGATCATCGTGATCTTGTCGAGAGCGCCTTCAGTCTTGCCTGCCTGGAACAGTTCGTTCTCGCGCCAATCCACCAACTGCGTAATCGGGACGTCGCGGAGGATGGTCAGGAGTTCATGGGCGGCCGGGGCGGTGAGCATCGTCAACGTGCCGCCAGCCTGCTCACCGGCACCCGTGATGGTGTAATGAGTCGTGATGGTCTTCGTGACTTCGGTGTCAGCATCAACGTCGTAGAGAACGACGAGGATATGGGCGTTGTCAAGGAAGTAGAACGGGATCGGGAACGCCGTCTGGGCGCCGGTGCCGCGATACTGCACTTTGTTGGTTTCAACTGAAATGCTCATGGTTAGTTGTACCTCTGCGTGTTGGGCGGCGCGATAGGCTCCGAACCATCGTCGAGAAGACTATCCGGCCCTTTTCGCTTGCGGCCAAACGTAGGAGGATCGTAGATGTCCAAAACCTGACGAATCCCCCAAAACGTGTTGAACGGCATGAGTTGGCGAAGATCGTGAACCGTGGAAGGATCAACAGCCTCTTGGGAGAGCAACGCTTTACCGAGACCCGTGGCGCCGCGATACATCTTAGCGACAGATCCAGCACTGGGGCCAAGCAGGGATTCGAGAGATTCGAGCGGGCTGACCTCTCTGGACTTGACGGAACGACCCAGAGGATTGATGCCCATGGCGTCCAGTGCTGCCGTCACAGGGCTAAGACCTTCTGAGAAGACGGCGGCAAGACCCGAGTTTTCGATCCCGTACCTGAAAAGCTCCTCGGGATCGTTGCTCATTTTCCTGTTGGTCGCAGCACACTTCAGGGCATAAGCGAGGACGCCGAGGCCGATCTGCGCAACACTGGTCGAGAACATCTTCGCGTCGATGTTCTGCGACCGCATCATGAGAACCTTGGTACTGGTGGCAAACAAAAACGATTTGAACTGAGCCATGCTTCGGCCCATATTCGAAGAGAAGAACAGCGGCTTCTCGCCGGTGGCGGCAAGGACTTTATTGAGAGTGCCTGCCGTCTTCATGGAGTGGCGGAAAAGCATGGCCGTAGACGGATTCCACGCAGCGGTATTGGCGACAACCACGCCACCGCGACGAATCCAAGACGCGCTCTCGGCGGCCATCAGGCGGGCCTGCTCGTCGCCAATGCCAATTCTCGCAAGCCAAAACGCATCGGACGCGCTGATTTTGCCGCCGGACGCCTTCTTTTCAACAAGGTTCAAAAGCCATGTCTGCCCGGCCATGAAGTTGACGCGCTCGATCAGGTCGGCCATGGGAGCCATGCCGCTCCATTTAGAAGCAAACTCGGCACCACCCTTGACCGCCCTTTCGATAGGGCCGATGGTGTTCGTGCCGTGAACGATGTCTTGGATCTCGCTGACCATATGGGCGGTAAGCCCTTGCAGGCCCTCACCAGTCGCGCGAGCCTCAATGTTGCTGAGCCCCCGCATCTCGGGAGAGGTCACGTACTTGACCCAGCCATCCCAGACGAGCTTCTTCATGCCCGTCAAGGTCGCATATTGAAAAGCGTCGGACAGATTCGAGATGGCGAACATGCCGCTGGCCGCCACGTAGTTGAGGCCGCGAAAGAGCGAAAGACCGCGACCGTACCAATGGTTCGGATCAGACGGAACATTCAGGACGCCACGGAGATCGTCGCGGAGTTTTGCCAAACGATCAATCGTCAATCGCATTTCCTTGCCAAGCTTGGCCTGCTCGTGAGGACTCTTTCCCTCCATCATGGCAAGGAAGTCGTTGCGGATGATGGCGAACTGGCTCCGCATGGTCGGATCGCCAAAGGCGCGGGCGATCTCGATGTCGGCGGCGGCCTGCTTGGTGTACCGGCGAATCACGTTGATGACATGCGTGTCTTGGTATTTCTGGCGAACCCAAGAAGAAAGCTCAAAGCTACGGCTCTTGGTGAAGCCACGCATGGAAAGTTCATCGGCCATGAAGCCGGTATTGCTCGTGAACAAATCGCTCATCATCTGGGTCACGGTGTAATCCATGTCCGGCCCAAACGTGCGAAGCTTGGCTAACGCTTCTCGGATTTCGACCGAGCCTTCGGCGCGAGAAATCTCGCCCTTGGCGGCACGGCCATGGATGTCATCAGCATTCTTCATCAAAGCCGTGATCTCGACATCAGTGAGGCCGTGGCCCTTCAGCTTGTCCGTCCATTTTGTCGTGAAGTCGAAAGACACGCCCTGCTGAGTGGGATCAACCACCGTGGTCAGCCAGCGGTTCTGAAGCTCCATGGCGATCAGCCTCGCCTCATCCAAAGTCTTGCCCTTGACGCCCTTTGCAGCCCACTGATCCATGACGTCCTTCGCCACATCGTCGATGAATGCGGCCGTGTCAACCTTTTCACGGATCGCGTGTGTGGGGAAGTAGCCCTTCTCATGCTTGAAGTCCTTGAAAACATCAGTGGCGTGCTTGCCGTAGACCTCGAACAACTCCTGATCCATCTTGAGGTACGCGGCGTCAGCGGCCTTTGCGACCAACGGATGAAGCTGGCCGCGAGCGGCGGGGGCAACGCCCTTATCGATCCCCATCTCACCAACGAGACGGTAGAAGTCGTCGGCCTCAATCAGATGCGAAACAGGAGTCCAGTCGTTGGAGATGGCGATAGAGACGACCCTGCCGATGTTCTCAAGAACATTGGCTCTCACAGAAACGGAGGCGGGGGGAGCCATGCCGACCAATTGATAAGCAAAATGGGAGGGAACAGTAACGAGCTTATTGATAACGTCTCTGGCAATAAGCGACGTTCCGGCGGCAATCCTGATGATCGGAGAAATGAGCCGGTTCAGGCCGACAAAAAGAGACGGGCGGATGTTCCAGTTGCTGTGATGGGGAACATCGACAGCCGCCTGCAACAGATATTCTCTTCCGGCCGTGTAATTGAGTGAGCCGTGGTCAGCGTAAATCTCGGAATAGAAGCGAAGCTCGGGAGTGTCGTGCTTCACCTTCATGTGAGGCATGATCTCGGAGACAAGCTTGTCGATCACAGCAGGGGAACTTCCGCTGGCGGCAAGATCGGCACGAAGAAACTTCTCGCCGAGAACGAAGTCGCCATGGCTGAAATGGTTGTCCCAAGCATCGCGGACAACATCAATCACATGCGTGGGGTGAGCGGAGAGGTTATCAAAAACCTGCATGGCGGCAGCGACAGCCTTATGACCGTAGCCGGTGGGATTCGCAAGGCTACGTCCGTCAGGCACCACGCGGCCGTCGGTGGTCACACGGAACCCCTGCCCGTGAATCGTGAAATCCATGCCCGGATGAAGTTCAGAGGAAGGAATTTTGTCAAGGACGGAGGCGGCCCTCGCGGTACCGGCTTTCTGTGCGGCAGCCGTAAGCTCGGCATCCCGAAGGAGAACCCAAGCGTTCGCATCACCAAACCGCGTCACGCGGTCACGGAGGAAGCTCTCTAACTGAGCAGGCGACATCGCCGCGTACTTGGCGTTGAAATCCCTATGGGCAATCGCGTAAGCCTTCTTGATTCGCTTCGCCTGATCCGCAACCCACTTCGTAACTGCGGCGTCAACGATTGCGGCTCTGGCCGCAGCAGGCTGGCCGGGACGCTTGGGAGTCGCCTTCTCGACAATTTGCCGAAGCTCCGCTTCGGGCCGTTCAAGGAACTTGTCTTTGGCGCGGTCGTAGCCCGGGGCCTTGCGACTCTGTTCGATTGTGTCTTGAACATGGCGACTAGCGATGTCGGCACTGTATTCGGTGGAGGCCCATTCAATTCCGGTTTTGCGACCGGCGATCAGGTTCTGAATCAACGCAGGGTCGGTCACAACGCCAGCGGGACTGGCGGGCGTAGGGACATGGCCCGCTGGCGACACGCCGGTCTTGATACCAGAGGCGGCGACGTTCAGCGGATCAATCTTGTGCTTGGCATAAAGCTCAGGAAGACTCTTGACGTCAACGTCGGAAATGACGCGACCGTCTTTCAGGTGAGCCACGAATTCAAGACCGCCAAGGGGGGTCTTTGGTGCGGGAGCGTCACGAAGAATATGGTCTTTGACGGAGCCGATGCGGACGTCTTCAAGGAAGGCTTTTTTGGTGTACCGCCAAGTGCCGCCAATGCCCGCAAGAACAACGGACAATGCGCCGCTGAGTGCGGCACCGGCGACGATATTCTGGACACTGTCCTCAACAGTGCGGTTCAACTGGCTGGCCTGAAGAAGACCCTCGTTAATCGTAATGGCAATACCGCCAACCGCGACACCACGGACGATGACATGCCCCATCTCGTTTTTGACGAAATGACCAAACGCGGAAGAGAGCGTCTTCTGACCAAGCCGGAACGCCTTGATTCCAGCGCCGCCGATGGGGAGATAAGTCAGAGGATCAAACGGGGCTGTAGCGAGGCCAGCCGCCATGTTCGACCAAAAACTGAAGTGGGACTCGACACTGGCGGCATTGTTTTCGCGGGAAATCGCAGCAGCAACAGAGTGGAACTCCATCATGCTGCGAGATTGAATCAGGCGAGCGGCGGCTCGCTCAGTGAGGCCCATCTGTCGGGCGAGATCTGAAACGGAAGTCCCTTCAGGAATGCCGAGGAAGGCGTGGGACTGAAAATTCGGATCGGCGGGATAGCGATCCGGAGGCTCAACGCTGTTCATGAACGAACCGATTGCAGTCTCGCGGGCGAACACGGCGGGAACGAGATCGCCCCAAAAAGACAACTTCCCCGGCCCTTTCGGAACGTAGGAAAACTGGTTGAAGCTCGCGTGGGGCGCGAAGTCCTGGGCAGTCAGCGGGCCAGACATCGGATTCACATAGTTCATTTACTCTTTCCGGATGATCCCACGGCTTTCTTCGTCTTTATTTCGCTCGGCATCCTGCTCGTCCTTAGCGGCTTTCTCCCGCCCCTCAGGACTTTTCTTAAACCGTTCTCGCTCCAACTCTCGCTGTAACTTCACTGCCCTGTCGTTCTCCTCGAACATTTGCGCACGCGCTTTCCGGTGCCCTTCCTCCCTCTCTCCGAGGTATTTGATGCCGCCGCCGAGCCAGCGCTCCATAAAGCTCGGATCAAGCGAGTCGTTCGCCTCTGGACGCTGGGGGTGCCGCTGCATCCTGTCTTGGCCGTCCCTAATGACGACCACGGCAGGAAAGCCGTCGGGGCCGAGAATCGCCTGATTGCCCAAAAGAATGTGATAGGCTTCAGGGTTATTCCCAACGCGACGATAACTCATGTGCTTCGTAATCTCTCCGGAATGACCATTATAAATCTGATCCTGCGTCCTCGGTAAAATGGCCGATTGGCCCTTCTTGTCCCATTCCTGAAAACGGGCCTCCAGCCACTTGACGGCAATCGGATGGCTCAAATCTTCTTTCCGAAAAACCTGACCACCAGCGGGATTCTTCGCGGAAACACCGTTCATCACGGCAGCAAACAACAAGTCGTTTCGGCTGACGTCGTCGTAGGAAAAAAGAGCCTCGTCGGTGAACGCCCCGAGCGACCCAGCGGCCACTTTCTTGGGAACGTAACCATCGTTGACAAAAGAAGACTTCATCGCCTCGCGGGAAACGCCGTTGTCCCAAAGGAGCTTGGCGATGTCCGTATCGTCAAGATCGGTGACACCTTGCGACCAAGCAAGGTTGTACATGACCAAGAGGTCTTTGCCGTAGCTCCAGTCGCCTTGGCGGCGGTTTTGCCAAGGGGACTGCTTATGCACAGTCCCCTCGACAACTTTGTAATTCTGCTCAACGTAACTCTTGGCGTAATTCGTTGCGGATTCGACAACCCCGGGAGTCGATGCACCAAGATTGGCGACATACGCCTCGAATTGCATCACAAAATCGGCGTTTGCTTGAAGGTTCCCTTTGTAAAGGGGGATAGTTTCTGCGGAAATCTCGCGGGCATGGGCAGCCACAGACTTGGCGTTCTTACCATCGCCGATAGTCACTCCCTCTTTATTCATCCATTCGATTTTGGCTGCGGAGTCACGCACGGCATTGACGTTTTTCCCATTGTCGGCAATCAAAAGGCGAGCGAGCTTGATGTTCTTCATCCCGACCTGCTCGACAAAGGCGGCGGACTGCCGGGGGCTGTTGTCAGTAAACGCAGAAATAACCTTGGCTGCATCGAGAGCCGATTCGGGCGATCCGGACATCAATGCGCCGGTCAGGTACTTTGCAAAATCAGGCGCGACCCACCCCAGCTTCAACAGGCTCCGTTCGGCAGCCTGAAACGTCTTGCTTTTAAGAACACGAGCATGGTAAGCAGGAGCATCCGTCTTTGTTGAGTTCCAAAGATCGCCGCCAGCGGCGGCGAGCAGATCTCGACTACCCCTCGGCAGGCCAGTCTGTGCAGACCTCTCGCTTTCGAGAACCTCGGCCATGTCGGCGTTGGCATTGGCGCTGGCAGACGGATCGTCAATGCCGACCGGGAAATGGGAACCGGCTTCGACGCCACTCAACATAGCCCGATGCGATGCGGCCATATCGGCCTTCTTCTCAGCGGCACTGTCGCTCTGGCCCATGGAGCCCATAAGCGAAATGGCCTGCTTGCGAGTGAGCGTATTCCCTCCCGCAGCAGAAGCCTCTCGCAGAATGTCAGCAACGGTTCTTACGAGGGGTTCAGTGGTGCCGAAAGATGTTCGGATCGCCTCTTCCCGCAACAACTGGGTAGGGGTAGCCTCTTGGGGGCCGCCGCTGTAGTGAGCCAGAAGGAACTTCTGGAACTCAGGACTAACATGGCGGGCATACGGCTGACTCATGTGCTGCTCATAGCCAAGCGCGTCGTTACTGAAAACGCCACGGACAGCCTGATCGGCAGCAGCAAGGTCGGCAACCTTGCCAAGCGCATAAGTGGTAAGGGAGTGAAAGACCTCGGGAGTCATTGAGGTGTTATCGGCAAGGCGGGCAATCTCTGTCTCCAAGAGCCTGACCGCCGCCGCACCGCCAGCCTTGGGGATGGCTGAAATCGCCTTGAAATGAGCGCCGTCGATGGATTCACGAATTGTCGCGTTCTTCTGACTAGTCCATCGCTTCAAATCGTAATTAGCAAGAACTTTCTTTTGAATGTCAGCGGCGTGCGTGAAGGTCGATTTGCGAAGGGTCTCAGGATCGTAGTCACCCAAAGTGAGGATCTCATCGCTCTGGCGACCACGCTCAAGGGTGTAATGCAGGGCTTCGAACTCGGCAGACATGAGCGTGCCGCTGGCAACGGCAGAATTCCCCATCTCAATAGCGCCCTTCAAGTCGCCGGACTGATGCATCCTTGTGATCGCAAGAGAAGCATTGGCCTTGGCGTCAACAGCGATCTTCTTGCCTTGGGCGGTGATGTAGGCGACCGACTTCTCTTCGGCGGACATGGTGGCGTAGTCGCCGAACTTACGGGCTGTCGATTTATGTTTAACCCCAGAGAGAATCTCTTTTTTTGACGCGTCGAGACGAGTCCGAACAAACGCAGCCTGATCGACCAGCGACGGATATTTGCCGCTCTCGGCTTCAGCGAGAATGCCGGTGTAGTTTTCGGCGTACTTGGCAATCGCGCCGTAATACTCAGACTCAGCCTCTTTTGCGACAGCCTGTGTGGCGATCTGCTCAAGAGCGCCAAAGATGTGCTGTCCGGCCTTGGCAAAGCCGGACGCAGTGTCATTGGGGCCGGGATCAGAGAGACGCGCGTCGGGGACGCGAATCTCGCCCGACATGCCGACAGATGAAAGTGAAGGGATTTGACTCATGGTCGTTCGCCGGGATAAAACTGGCCGTTGAAGCCGCCGCCACCAAGGTCAACCCTCGGAGGATTGGTCATCTGATTGTACGAATACCCGGCAGTCAAAAGCGACCCAGCCATCTGTCCGAAGCCAGCGATGCCGCCAGAGATGCCCTGAGCACGAGCGGACTTGGCGCGGTTCAGATGGTCGGTGCTCTGGCCGAGGCCACCCCAAAGGATCAGAGCGTTCTCTCGGCCAGCGGTCAGTTCGTTGTCGCGCATCACATCGTCGGGAGTGCCGAGCATGTCCACGCCGGAAGCACCGAACGCGGCCCGCGTGGTGCCGAGGCGGCGGATAGTGTCTTCGCGGTGCTTCTTCGCCTCGGCGGACGCACGCTGACCGGCAATGACGGCATTCTGCTTTTCAATGTTCGACGCACGCCGCCCGGATTGAATCGAACTGATCGCGCCAATACCTGCGGAAACAGCACTCGCGGCGGCGTAAATCGCCATCGCCGTGGCCGAGAACGGTTCGAACTGAATCAGCCCGCGTTCCAGCATCCGTTGGGTTGGGAACATGATTGATCCTCGAATACATCACATGATCTTCGCCGTCGGGGCCATAACGGCGCAGGGTGCCTTCGGCGGTCATACCCAGCAGTCTAGCCCAGCGGTGGCCTTCTTCAAAGCTCGAAACGACCGTAGTCTCTATGCGATTGAGAATGCCGTCAAGCACCATGTCGTGACAAGCCCTCACGGCGCGGGTAATTGAAAGCATCAGTGGCCCGCCGACATTATCGGAAAACAAGGCCCAGCCATGTGCTCTGCCAGCCCACATAGGGATCAGTCCGCAAGCACCGACCCATCGCCCATCGAGAATGGCAGACCAAGAAACACCGGGAGCAGCAGCGATGCCGCGAACTGCGACATCCCAATGCTTCTGAAAGGGCTGAAGATTAACAACGTCTGCGGCGACGAACGGCACGAGATCAAACGGCATCAGTATCGACTTCATAGGAGATGCTCAGGAGTTGCATCGGCAGAGGATCGTTCTGCTGAACAAACACCGTGGCATCATAAGCGTAGCGGCCTTCAAGCTGAAGTGCCTTCGTGCCGGTGAAAAGCTCGGACGGGTTGCCCATGGGAGTGTCGCCGCTGCGGCTGGCGATGGGATCGAGACTATCCGACCCAGCCCCGACCTCGCCGCCAATCGTCCGGTGGAACCGGATCGAGGCTTTGTAGATGGACTTCACGCGACCGCGAACATCAGTGCCGAAACTGTCGGGAGAAACCGGCAGGGTTTCCAAGTGAGCCGAGTAATCGAGGCCGACATGGACGACGGCGGCGCGGGTCTGAAACTCGCCGCTTTCCAAGGAGATCGCGCCTGCGGAGACCGTGGCTCCGGGATGGGTGCCGCCATCAACGAGAAGAGAAACATCTTCGCCTTCAAGGTGGTCGAGGCCGGAAATCGCCGTGGCGAGCAAAGCCCAGTTGGTGACAGCGGTGTCCTGAAGCGAGGTAGGGATGTCGTTCTTGAACTTGACGCTGACCACGGTGCTGCTGGTATAGCCGGTGACGAGAACATCGATCCATGTCTCGTCGTCGCCGTCAGGATCAGCGTCGAGCCGGTAGTACTTGCCGACGGAGTCAGCGGTGAATGGAGCGTGATTCGTCGCCGTCATGGTGCCGGTGTCGTCGAAGTCCCAACCGGAAGTGTCAGCGAGCGTCATCTGGTCGCACTTGTCGTAATTCCAGCCGTCGTAAGTGAGGCCGGAATCGACGAAGAAGGCATCGCGGGAAACGTCTTCAAGAGCCTCGAAAAAGTCGTGAAGAGTCTCGACGTACCGCTCTAAACGTCCGTTGATCTCACGCTTCACCACGAGCCAGAGGCGATCCTCATCATCCTCTTGGATCACACAGATGGACTCGACGCGAGCCGTGGTAACGTCGTAGACGCCGCCAATAACGTGTGTTGCCCAAGAGATGACGTCCTGCTCGCGGTCGTAAGTCATGCTGAAGAGATCGCCGTCCTCGTCCATCAGCCAAGCGATAGAGTAAGGCTCGGTCTGGTAGACCATCTCTTTGAAGCGGTTCTCCCCGAGATGCTCGGCCATGATGGTCAGATCGTTCGTGGCATGTTGGTCAAGATCGAACTTGTAGACCATGTCGCGGACTTTGCGGCCGTGACGCTGAATGAAAAGAATGGCATTGCTGATCTGGATGGGCCGAGCGGTGGACAAAGACCCGTTGTAGGACTGAGGCAGGGCTGTCACGCTCTCCGGCGTGATGACACCATTGAGGCCGGTCGCCGAGACGATGAACTCCGCACCGCTGGCGCCGACGATCATGCCTTTGGCCGTGGAGAACATCCAACGGACGGTGTTGACCTGATTGCTGACAATGGTGTAGTTGAGGCCATTGGAATCAGCGACAACATCGGACGTCAGATCGGACGGCTCGTAGCTGTCGAAAACGCCCACCTCAGAGGCCCACAAGGTCTGGGGGTACGTGTCGCTGCCTCCGAACCAGAGCCGCTCCTGATGGAACGTAGGGACGTAGGGCCAGCCGTCTGTGTCGCTCCATTGCCCAAGACGCCAGTTTTTCGTGGCGGTGGTGTTGAGCGGGGCGGAAACGAGGTTCAAAGTGACGACAAACGACGTCGAGAAGGCCGTCACCTCGCCCCAGCCCCAAAGCGTTCCCGTGGCGGCAAGGATGCGAACCACGAGCCCCTTACGGGTGGACGTCGCCGCATCGGAGGCAACAAACGGGCCAGTGCCGCCCCAACCGGCTCCGGAGGCCGTGAGGGTCACAGAACCGGGCGTGACCGAGGACACGGCCATGAGCTTGTCTGTGGCCGTATTGATGGGGCCATAGGGGCCATCGTTCTGGTCATGGAGAGCAAACGCCCAATTGTCATCGGCGGTGCGGATCAGTTGCCGTGGCGAATGGCTGGGATGGCAAAGGAACAGGACGTCCGCCGACTGCGTGTATTTGATGTCGTCAAGCTCATCCTCGGAGTACGGCGACACGATCTCGTAGGGAAGGCCGCCAGAGAGGATCTGGCCGTCCTGCGTGAACACGCGCACGTAGAGGTTGCCGAACTCCAAGACATACGCCTGCTCGACAGAAAATTGGAAAGGGATGAGGCGGCACTTGCCTCGCTCGGTCAGATCGTCCTCGGTCGTCTGAATGCTGACGGTGCGGTAGTAGACCGTGATCTTCACGGCGTCAACAGAAGCCGTGTCGCTGGAAGTTGCACAGGAAACGCGAATTGCCATACCAAAAGTCGAGGCGTTCACTTCCGCCGGAGTCCAAGTGGTGCCCCAAAGATCGGCACCGCCGCCATAAGGCGCGTCGGTGAAAGCCACAGAGCTCCAGGTAAACGCAGCCGGGGCGTTGGTGCCGACGCGAGAGCCAGCCTTAATCATCTGGATCGTATGGTCGGAAATCGTGCTTGAAAGAGAGGCTTTTCGCGTCACGGTCAGACCGATGCCGACAACCGAAGCATCGGCAGGAATCGAAAACGAAAAGTTGGTGCAATGCAGATACTTCGAAGTCTGTCCGGCAATAACAGAGGCAGTAGCCGCCACGGCGTTTGGGACGCCCTGAGCCCTTGTCGGATTGACGAAGGCCGTGTCGCCAGCGTCAGCATTCGATGCCGCCGTCTTGCAGTAGGCGTCTTGGCTCTGCACCGGGCCGTAGGTGACAATCGGGTCGTCGTCAACGGAGCAGGCGAAGCCGGGAGCGTTCAGGCCCGAGTGCTTGGTCTTGGCGACGAACACGGTGCCGGGGCGGCGATCCAAGCCGCCATGCTTCTGCCCAATGAAATTCTGAACGGTCTTGGCCCCGTTCTGATACCGCACCATGTCGGAACGGCCAAGGAGACGAGGGCTGATCTCGCCTCCCGTGAAATTCGTCTGGGTAAAAGTGTTGTTCATTATTCAGACGGCGAGATTCTGCGGTAGACCTCGTCATTCCCGTAGTGGGCGTTGATGAACGATTCGGTTTTGATCGTGTCGCCGGGCGACTCGACGGCACTGATGAACCGAGCCTCTGCCAGTTTTTCCCGATACGATCCCCAGAGCATATTAGCCCGCTCCGCGTTGCGGGTGATCGCCAAACAAAGCTCGTGGGCGAGACGGGCGGCAATCGCCTGTCGGCACAACTCATCCAACTGGCCGACCTCTTCAACCCGCTCGATGTAGCGAATCTTGAACGTCGAGGAATCCGTGAGAATCTTGCGACCTTCGAGCTTGAAGTCGATGGCAGAATCGTCGGCGTCAACGAAGCGAAGGAAGTCGGTCGGCAGTTGGAATTGATACGCGTACCCGAAGGACGGGGCGTCCTCAAGGAGGGCGAGTGAAGCCCGTTTGATGGCGCATTTCCAAGGGTGAGCACGGAGCACGGAATCGCGGACATCCGCAAAACGAAGGTCGCACAGACGGGCGGACTTGGACGCCTCGGCGAGCGAAGTGATCGTCGGCTCGCCAGTGAGCGTCAGGGCGATGTTGCAGATTTTGATGATCGTGTTGCTCATTTTCGCCCGCCTTCGAGGCGGGCGATGTCTTCGCCCTGCCCGTTGACCCGATCATGCAGGTGGCTGATGGCGACTTCCAGCTTGCTGATGATGGATGAATGGTGGTCAATCGTCGCTTGCAGCTTCTCGCTGACAGCCTTGATCTGACCAACAGCCCACACGGCTCCAGCAAGAAGAACACCGGCCTCCAAAAGGAAACCAAGCACAGCAAGGATGAGAAGAATATTGTTTTCCATTTTTAGTCGGCAGAAAGAATAAAAAAAAGCCCCGCCCTGGGCGAAAGGGCAGGGCTCGAAGGAGAAACAGAGCGAACCGGGGGATCAGTCGATGGTGTATTCGATGATGAACGCGAGGGTGCCAGCGGCAGCGGTCGCCACAGCAGCGTCCAAGGTGAGGCAGATGTCCAACATGCCACCCGGATCCTCGCTGTAGCCAGCGTCTTCCCAAAGCTGCTTCTCAACCTTGTCCACGTTGGCCGTCGCAGCCTCGTAGCGAAGCTCAGTCAGGGCCGCAGCGCTCTGAAGCTGCGTCGAGGAAGTGGCGTAGCAGTCGCTGTCCTTGTCCGTGCCGAGCGTGTCATAGACGCCGACGTCGAACGTCACAGTGGGCGTGCCGTGGGAGTCCAGTTCATCGTTGCCGATCTTGATGCTCGACACGCGGGCGTTGCTGGGCAGACGGGCGAGCCGGAAGATGTTGCCGTTGACCATCTGGGCAGCGGTCACTTCGAACGCACACTTCTGATGCCGGACTCGTGCACCAGAGATGGCGACAGGAGAGGCAACACGGGGAGTGGCGACGGCGTTGGCTACGAGGGTCGAATCAATGGTTGCCATGACAAAAGGCTCCTGTGGGTGGTGACGAGGCGCGGGTTAGGTTGCCGCATACGCGAAAATCAAGGGCCACCCGTCAGGGCAGCCCTTGGGATTAGTCGGGGGTTTCGTCACAGAAGATGCGGACGACTTTCTTCTCTTCGAGGCGGCTGGCACCGAGGCACATGCTCATGTACACATAGGTGCTGAAGCTCTTGTCGGGACGCTCGGCGATGCGAGCCGCAGGCTCCATGCCGACGCCCAAGGCCATGCCGCTCTTGACCCAAGCGAAGCAGCGACGGACGTCGGTGCTGGACTTGGGCAGCCGCTGGGTGCGGACAAACTTGAAGCCCATGTAGGTGTCAACCTTGCCCTCGACGAGGGCCTTCACATGGTTGAAATCAGCGGACTTGATTTCGGTGATGGCGAGCAGGTCGTCGATCTGCTTCTGGCTGACCGCCAGATTCAACTGCTCATCGGGGTCGATGTCGTAGGTGCCGAACAAAGACTTGGCCGAGATCAGCTTGGCGAGGGTCAGACCGTCGTTGCTTGACGCGGAGCCAATATCGTTGGCCGTGTCGTAGGCGGTGGAGGTCGTGCCGTTCTCGCCAGTGAGGGCAGCGGCGTCGAACGCAGTGATGATCTTGTCGTCCTTGGCTCGACCGAAGGCCCATCCCGCGTTGACCGCGTAGGGGTTGGTCGGGTCGATCAGCGTGCGGACGCGGTCGGCCTTGTCGATCAAGTCGCCCCACTCCTCGTCTTCGAGGAAGATTCTGCGGCGATCATGCGGCGTGCTCACCAAGGGCGAGTCGCCGTGGCGACTAGTCCGGGTCACAGTGGCCGTCGGGCCGATCTGCTCCACGTAACCAGAACGGCCAGTGATCGGCTCGTTCATGACGAGACCAGACAGGCGGCTGCCCTTCTGCTGAGAGAGCATGGACACGTTGGCCTTGAACTGATCGACGAATGCGGTTGTGATTTCGAGTGACACGGCAGGACTCCACAATTGGTGTTCAGAACACTTTTTGCGAAGTCGCTACCCACTGAGAAGTGGACGACATCTACCGTTTACGTGCGGCGACGGATCACTTTCGATCGGTCAGACGGGCCCTTGCGAGTTGTCCGTCACGAAAACCTTAACAAAGCATTCCTGCAATGTCAAGGCGTAGGGGGCTTTTATTTTCCGGAATTCTTGGCTTCGTACAGATCCTTCAGGACTCTGACGGCCTCCGCGTGGCCCGGAGCGTCCGCGTTGAGGTACGTGTCCATGAACGCCTTGTCGCTCATTTTCATGGAGATTGACGCATCTGCTTCCGCTGGCGTCATCTTGAATTGATTGCTCTTCCCCTGTGTGA